AGAATAACCTGCCCATCTGACTTAAATAGTCTGGTACTTTCAAGTGTTGGCGCTCATGTTTATACAGCAGGACTTACCGGAGCCACTACGATAAAAGTTTATAATGAGACTGACGGAGTGCATATGTTAACAACCCCGATGACAATAGACTCTTCAGAAGTAGACACTAGTACAGCAGCAATTCCTGCTGTAATTGATATAAATAATGATGATATAGATACTGCCGATGTTCTTAGGTTTGACATTACAACTATATCCTCTACATCCGCGGCTAACGGATTAGAACTAAGGTTGGAATTTAAATCTTGAGTGGATTCAAAGGATACCCACCCTCTGTACAGATTTTAACACCAGTCCCAGATATATTCGTTGCGGTAAATTCTGATAAAGGAGAGATAAGAGGTAATATAAAATATAATATCTCTTTAGGATTACAACAAGTTCTCCCGCATGAAACACAGTGGGAAAAAGAAATATGTTTAGTAACGGGTGGACCATCATTAAAAGATACAACTGAGTTACTAAAAGAAAAGTCTGAGTCAGGAACTTCAATAGTAACTGTAAACGGGACTTATAAGTATTGTATTGATAATGGAATTAGGCCATCTGCATTTATCATGCTAGATAGTCGAGAGTTTAATAAAAGATTTATAGAGTCAACAATTGATTCATGTAAATATTTGATTGCATCTCAATGTCATCCAGAAATATTTAAACTTTTAAAAGAAAATAATACTTGGATATGGCATTGCGATACACAAGAAGAGAACATTGATTTATTAAGAGATCAATACGGAGAAGAGTACAAAGACTTCTTCCCAATAATGGGAGGGTCTACGGTAACATTAAGAGCCTTACATCTATTAAGATTGTTAGGGTTCCACAAGTTTGAAATTTTTGGGTTCGATAGTTGCATCATGGATGACCATCATGCTTACTCTCAACCGGAGAATGACAAAGAAGAAGAGATTGATTTAGTTGTAGGTGGGAAACAATTCAGGTGTACTGTAGCCCATTATCACCAAGCGAAAGAGTTTGTTCAGTTAGTAGGCGTTACAGGCTCTAACTACGATCTCATTGTTCACGGCGATGGACTTATATCATACATTATTAAGAATCCAGAATCATTAAAGGAGGCGGCTTAAATGGCGGCTACAGCATGGAGTTTTTACAATAGTTTCCGTGAGTATCTAGGAAACGGCCAGTTCGATCTTGATGGCACTGGCATTAATTTTTTTATGGCCCTTCATACAAGCGCGGCTAGTGCTAATGTTGTTAATGTAGCATTATCAACTCAAGCCTCTCTTGCTAATGAGGTTGCCAATGGCAATGGGTATGCAACTGGCGGTTTGTCAGTTAGTGCTAGAACTTGGGCATCTGCCGCTACTAACAAGTATCGGTTTGATTCTACCGCTGTAATATGGACTGCAACTGGTGGAGATGTTAATAACGTGAAGTATGCTGTCATCTACCAGTCTGGTGGAAAACTAGTGTGCTACTCTAAGTTAACCACTTCCCAATTCAACCTGACCCAGAACAACACACTCACTGTTACTCCAAGTAGTAACGGTGTTTTTGAACTTACGTAGGGGGTAACATGGCATTAGAAACAGCAGCATGGGTAACTCAATTCGTTGACACGAACCCTACGGCTACAGACCCTGTAAGTCAGGGCGATAATCATTTGAGGATGATCAAGACTGTTTTGAAGAATTCATTTCCTTCAACATCCACTACGGCTATTGTCCCTAATGTATCTGGACAGACAGGTAAATACTTAACTAACGATGGCACTGACACTTCATGGGGAACCGTAACAGCGGCCAGTCCCGGATTTGCCGTTGCAATGGCAATCGCACTATAGGACAAGAAAATGGCACAGGATTTTGAAAAAGTATATAAATCGCAAGTCACAACCTCAGCGCATACGTTACTGACAAGTGACTCTGATGACGCTTTGATTGGGATACGATTAACGAATATCACAACGTCTGCTGTTACTGTGGATGTGTGGATTGATGTCGCGGCTGCGGGAAGTACCGCATCCATTGTCTACATCGCGGATGACTTATCTATCCCTCCCAAGTCTTCAGTTGAACTGATACAGGGTGGAGCAAAGATTGTCATCCAGAGTACAGACTTACTCAGGGTGCAGGCATCGGCGGCAACTTCTATTTCAGCGTATGTTTCATACGTTGATGCTATCTCAGCGTAGGAGGAATCATGGCTGAAGAACGCAATGGCACGTTGTACATAAACAACCCTCCCGCTAAAGAAGGGTTCTTTGAAACTGCCGCAACGATAGATGGCGATTTTTTAATCGCCGATAACGCGGTTGTCGCTGGCCCAGTTACGTTTACTGGAACGGTTACAGTCACAGGAACTCTGGTGATCGTATGAGCAAGATAAATGTAGATACATGGGAACCAGAATCTGGGACAGCCGCTACTTTGATGGCATCTGGTGATACCGTAACAGTTCCTTCTGGTGCAACTCTTGCCGTGGCATCTGGAGCGACTCTTGCAGTTGCTGGTTCTTTTAACTCAGTTGGCATCGATGACAACGCTTCATCGACAGCGATGACAATCAACGCATCAGGTCAGATTGGCGCTGGTGTTTCACCTTCGTTTAATTTTCATGTCGAATCTTCGGCTAATTCTGGTTATGTATCAGAAATCGAAAATACCAGTACAACCACACCAAGCGTGCTTCAGTTACGTTTTGGTGGTTCTGCACCAGACGATAACACTAGCAAGTTTTTAAGTTGCGGTGATACAGCAGCGACTAGGCTGATGATTTATTCTGACGGAGATGTTGTAAACGCCGATAATTCATACGGAGGAATTTCAGACGAGTCTTTGAAGCGAGATATTACGGATTCAGGATCGCAATGGGATGACATAGCGCAATTACGAATAAGGAAATTTTCTTTCAAATCAGACCCCAACGCAGAACAAAAAATAGGTGTTGTAGCGCAAGAAGTTGAACAGGTTTCCCCTCACCTTGTTTATGAAGATGATGGTATCAAAGGAGTGAAATATTCGATTTTGTATCTAAAAGCAGTAAAAGCACTACAGGAAGCGATGGAAAGGATAGAGGTTCTCGAGGGTCGAGTAAATGAGATCGAGGTGGCAGAATGAGCAGCGAAGTCAAAGCAAATAAACTAAGCCCAGCAACCGGGGTAACCACGACTCTTGGTGATGCCTCGGATGTATTCCAACTCCCAGCATCCGCTGAGATAGACATTGCCTCTGGCGCGACTCTTGATGTCAACGGAACGCTAGACGTAACAGGTGCGACCCTTTCCGGCTTGTATGAAACAGGGACATGGACTCCAGTATTCGCTGGTAGTGGCACTGCTGGGTCGTTTACCTACACCACTCAAGTAGGTCATTACACTAAAATCGCCAATGTGGTAGTCGCTCAGTTTAGAATCACAATAAGCGCAATCAGTGTTGCTGCTGCTGGTTATCTTTATATTCAAGGATTGCCAGAAAATGCGTATGAGTATCCGGGTATTGTCATATCTGGGCTTGCTAATTTTACGACAGGTGATTATCCGAATTTTGGGTATTTGGCTAATGGAACAAATTACATTCAACTAATGAGGTATGACTCTGATGATCCGCGGGATGGAGCCGATACCCATTGTGGCGGAACCGCTTTGACTACATCATCTGTTATTCATGGCAGTACAACCTACAGGACATCAGCAACATGATATTTAACCATTGTGAAAAAAGTGGGGCGGGTAATTCAATCCATGTTAGAGAGGTTGATGCTGACGGAGTGTTTCATCGGCGAGTGATCCACCCAACAGATGACGTTAGCAACGAAACAGACCAAGTTAAGACGTTGGCATCGAGCCTGTTTACCGAAGAAGTCAAAACAGAATGGACGAGGATAACTATGCCGGGGTATAAACCATGAGCAGTGAAGTCAAAATTGAAAGCGTTAAGGAGGCTCACCCGAAATGAGTGAAGTCAAAGTAGACAAAATATCCCCACGTTCTGGGACAGACGTAACTCTGGGCGATGCCTCAGATACATTCACCTTACCTGCATCAGCAACTCTTGATGTAAACGGAACACTAGATTTAGCAGGTTCAACCATGACGGGGTTTACGATCCCATCGGGGCAAACACTGACGGTTGCGAGTGGTGGAACGATAACGAATAGTGGAACTGCTACTGGGTTTGCCGCCGGTCTTAACTCAGTACAAACCTTTACCAGTTCAGGGACATGGACTCGTCCCTCTGACATAACGAAGGTCATCATGGAAGTGCAAGGTGCGGGTGGGAGTGGATCAGCAACTGCTACCGGCTCTCATGTTGGTGGTGGCGGTGGTGGTGGATATTCCAAGAAACTCTTAGATGTAAGTTCTATTTCATCAAGCACTATTACAGTGGGGACAGCCGGTGCAGCAGCAGCGGTTACAAACAGTGGTAATGCTGGAGGGGCTAGCAGTTGGAGTGATGGTACAAATACCGTAACCGCTAACGGAGGTACAGGAGCGCAAACTGTCACCTATGATGACGCTGAAGGAGGCACAGCATCAGGGGGGGATATAAACATGGCGGGAGGCCTTGGGCATGCCGGTGGAGGATCGAATTCGTTTGGGGGTATGTCCGTTTTGGGATTTTCTGGAATGGGGGGATATGGGACTGAAAGCAACCGAATTCTTGTTGGTAATGGATATGGAGCAGGTGGAGGTGGAGTATATAACAACTCATCAGGTGCGGGAACTAACGGCATCGTAATAGTCTGGGAGTACAAATAATGAATTACGCAATAATCAAAGACTCCCTAGTCACTAACATGGTTGAGTGGGATGGGGTATCTGAATATCAGGCAGATGGTGAACTGGTACAGGCAGATGCTAACGCCTACATAGGTGGAACATACAACGGCTCATTCGTTGCCCGTTCTGTTGAACCAGACACAAGCACTTATGCAGATAAGCGCAAATCAGAATACCCGTCCATCAACGAACTCGTAGTAGCCCTATGGGAAGGAGTGGTCGAGGAACGCATGGCATCAGTGACTGCGCTTGAGATTTTGCGTCAGGGTGTTAAAACTAAGTATCCGAAGTAATGGCTCTAGTTCCGATAGAAAATGTTGGTGAGGTTGGAATTGTTAAGGATATTAATGCCTGGCAGTTGCCCCCCAATGTTTGGTCAGATGGTAATAATGTAAGAGCAGAGCATGGGGCTATAGTAAAATCTCCGGGGTACGCTGAAGTTATGGCTACAGTACCTGTTCCACCTTATTATATTATTCACCTTGTTTCGGGCGTTAATGAGTATTGGATTGTAGGTGGCCTTACAGCCATTCACGTTTATGATGATAGTTCAGTATCAGACACCCTAGATGGTGGCATTGGCGCAGCGGATACATCTATTACAATAGATGACGCAACTGGTTTTGAGACCGCTGGTACTATAACCATAGACTCCGAAGAAATTCCCTATACAGGTATTGCAACAAATACATTCACAGGATGTGTAAGGGGAGGCGGTGCTGCTACTCATTTAGATGGGGCGGTAGTAACAAGAACAAAGAAGTGGTATGACATTACCAGAGGCGGTGGGGCTGGAGGAGCATACGCCACTACCGCTACAGAGAACTGGGCCGCTACCATTATCGGTGGTGTCCTTATAATGACTAATGGAGTGGATGAGCCACAGTATTGGGAATTAATATCTGGTGTTCCAGCAACAATCCAGAAGATGCAGAACTTAAATAATTGGACAGCATCTGAAGAGTGTAAATCAATGAGGGCATTTCGCTCTTTCTTGGTTGCTCTTAATGTAACCAAGTCAGGGATTAATTATTCAAGATTAGTTAAGTGGTCTACAGAGGCAGCCCTTCAAACTACCCCAACCTCATGGGATGAAAACAGCGCAACGGTAGATGCTGGCGAGTATGAGTTGGCTGACACGAAAGGTGGAATCCTTGATGGACTTCCTCTGCGTGATACGTTTATGATCTACAAGGAAGATTCCATCTATGGCATGACCTATGTTGGAACTCCTTTTATATTCTCGTTCAGGCAGTTATCCCCTTCAGTTGGTGCCTTATCAAAGAACTGTGTGGCTGAGTTTGATGGCGGTCATTTTATACTGGGTAATGGTGATGTCTATGTAAATGATGGGCAAAAAGTACAGTCAATCTTGCCGCATAAAATAAGGGATTATATATTCGGCGAGATAGATGGTGCTAATTTTAAGCGATCTTTTGTGGTTGCTGATTATGGTAACACGGAGATGTGGGCTTGTTTTCCCACTCCTGCAAGTTCAACTAATCAATGTAATAAAGCAGTTGTGTGGAACTGGACTAATCAGGCTTTTACCATTCGTGATCTACCAGATTTAGCGCATATTGGCTATGGCACTATAGATGATCCAAACTCCTTTACAACGTGGGCAGCGGCGATACCTACATGGTCTAGTGCCTTGGGTACTTGGACATCAACATGGTCACAGTCTGAGAATGTGCTAGTCATGGCATCTCCTACAGATACAAAACTTTACAGGAATGCCTCTGGGAACAGAGAAGATACTTCTGACATGACTTCATTTATATCGAGAACTGGCATGACTATGAATTCTCAGCAACAGAACGACCAGTCTACAGTGAAGCGTATAAAGGCTATATGGCCTAAGATGGAGGTAACTGGCTCTGATAATACGGTTAATGTTTATGTGGGAACACAGAACTCTACAGAGGAGGCGGTGTCGTGGTCATCCCCTGTTGAATTTAACCCAGATACCCAATCCAAGGTATCGGTAAGAAAGAGCGGTAAACTCTACGGGGTTAAGTTTGAATCTACTGGGGATTTTTATTGGAGATTAGATGGGTATGAGATCGAGTTAGATGATGCTGGCCGGAGAGGGTCTAGGAGTTATTAATGGCAACTTACGCTGACAGAGTTGTAAAGTCTGTAACACATTATCAGCCCGGCCCACTTCCGTTAGATAAGGACGATCTTGGTTTATATATTGTCGATGAGTTAAAAAGACTTGGTGATATTATATTTAACCAAGCCACCTTCAGACTGGAGAGGGTTCATAGCGCCCCCGATAAACCTAGAGGCGGAGACATCAGGTATGCAGATGGAACAAACTGGAATCCAGGCGGTGGTGAGGGGATATACTTCTTTAAGGAGTCTACAAGCGCGTGGGTGCAGTTGTAGTGTTTAACCAAGGCAAGGTAAAGGAGTTTATAAGTACCAGAATGGACGAAACAGAACCGGGGCCTTTCCAAGCAAGAGCAGTCCTTGTAGAGCCGGATGAGATAGAAGCAATCTGGCATCATGTACAACCACTGCTAGAGAAATCTACCCCACACTCCG